GAGTTCTCGGATTACATTCACGATTTGTCCGACATGCTGAATTTCAGCAACTTTGAAACGAACCACCCATTGATTGCCAGACCGACCGATGCTCAGCGGGTTATCCATTCGGTTCACGTATATCCGTTTGTTGTCGTTGTCGAGTTGCGGGACAACCCGGCAACGTTTGAATTGTCAGCTCCAAGGATAATAGGGGAAATCGATGACGACCGAAAGGGAAGCGATTGACGGTGACACCGGCCGCAACAAAGCGGTGGAGGTTGACTTGCTAAAGGTCAAACGTGCGTTGCGTATTGCGGCCGATATGTGCAGTCCCGACAACGAAAGGAACAAGACTTATCAGATCATGTTTGGTTCCATGGTTGTTGACGTGTCAAACAACGAAACGATGGCCGATATGCTTTTTGAAGCAGCGGTGGAGTTGAGCAAGTACGAACCGGACACCATTGTTGTGGAGCATGACGATGGCGTATAGCACGGAACCCGGTTTCTACGATTTCTTTCCTGACGCTGTTGGGGAACCGGCGGTATGGGTGACACAACTTCCACCGCCCGGTGTGGTCAACCCGTTTGTGATTCCACGCGTTGCTTATCGTTATTACATGCCGGAGGGAGGCGGTAATTTGCTGAGCATGCACAGACGGTATTTGTGCATAGCAAACGTGTGGGGACGGGACCCGGTTGCAGTCATGGAAGATTTGGGTGTTGTCGGCTATCCTATGGTGTGGGGTCAAGTCGTCGACAACTATGCCATTGGTTTTGGTATGGGCATGACACCACTGCCTGGCGGTTGGTGGCGTGTGAAAGCATATTACAGCACGGAGCCGCTGGGGAGCGAACCCGAGCGCCCGTTGTTTTGATCGAATCGAAAACGAACGCTCAGCACAGCGGATTCTGAGGGGAGGAAACGATGGATCAGGAGCAGGTCAAACGTAACATGACGTCCCGCAAGTTGGCGGAGGCGGTTTTTGGGTTGGTCGAAGGAGTGTTGGAGGGCGAAGAGTTATACTTTGACCCCTTGAACGTGGCGCTTGAATTGTTGGGAAGGGAACCGTACGACAAGACGCGGTTCTTCGAAATCATGGAACGTTTGTGTCGGGACAAAATCGATTTCTTCGTCCATAACAAAAAACCAACTCCGACCGGTCCGATGACTGAGCAGGAAGCAAGTCAATTCGAACGGGTGGAAATTACCTTTGGAAAGTATAAGGGGGACACGGTCGGTTCCCTCCCCATTGATTACATTCTTTTCCTGACCGAAAGCAATTTCTCACGTCAGCTTTCGCGGTATGTTCAGTCCGTACGTTTTGACCGACGACAAAACGGCTGAACGCTCTTCGCCAATCGCCAATCGTGGTTGAATGATGGTTTTCGCTATCATTTGATAGCACACGATTGTCTCGCGTTTTTGGGCACCCTTTGAAATGGTTTGACGTGTGCGTGTGCGTACGTATCATGCACGCATGAAACATTTGACTAGTGCAAAAGCACACACCATTTTTCAAAAGGGGAACGACCGATGAGAAAGTTTCTGATTTGTTTCGTGCTGTTGGTTCCATGTTTATTGTTCGCACAAGACGACGTGTCAAAACCTGCTGACGTCGAGGACGCACCGCTTACGGTTGTTGCACAGACGGAGGGGTCGGCGACGATATTCCCGACGACACCCGATCCGAAACCGGTCGTCCAACCCGTCGTTGCCGACGGGGAAAAAGTAACCGCAACGCAAGCAGCAAACCGGGACAGGTTCTTCAGCCGGAATTGGCGCAAGTTGGGGTTGACCGCACGCAACGGCGCTAGGATTTTGAGCGAGTTGCAATCCACCGGCGAGATTTCAGAAAGTGATCCACGCAGAACAAAGGCGGCTGCAATTGCCGCGGTGTTGGCGGAGGAGAACCCTGAAGCGTATGCCGCCGCGTGCAAGTCGTCCGACATGGGTGATTGGCAAGATTTTTTTGACGCGCTGGTGACCTTTATTGAGAAGCTCATTCCGCTCATACAAATGCTGATTAAGATCTTCGGCATATAGTGCGTGGTTGTCACGCACGCGGACGCACACACGCACGCGGGGAGGGGTAACAATGAACGCGCTGGTTTTACTTTTGGCAGGGTTGGTTTCGCAACTGGAACTTGTGCCGCCAAGTCAACCCGTCGTGGCAGGGGAATACGGTTGGTTCACGGTCAAAGGCGTTTCCGTTGAGCAAATGCGTTCAATGGAAGTCAAGTGGCAACCGACGGAGGGCACTCAATTTCTACCGCCATTGATGACGTTGGACGGCGAACCCGTTTTGATTTTCCGCTTTAGGATCGCGGGTGAATACTCGATTTCAGTTGAAGCAAATTCGTGGCACGCGAAGTATGAGCAAGCAATGACCGAAGCGGCGGAAGCTGACGTCGATGCTGAAACGTTGCGTGCCATGACTGACCTGAACGAAACACACCTTGCCAAGTATCCCGTGCTATACGGGACAGCCGTTTTGGAGGTGGCTGAAGACCCTTTTCCAAACCCGGAACCGGGACCGACACCGAACCCCGGCCCCCGCCGCGTGATTCTGCTAAGGGAGTCGAAGACGGAAACCCTTTCGTTGAAAAATCTGATCCTGGACATGCGGGGAAACCCGACATGGTGGGAGACGAACAAGCACCAGTTGGAAGTTGTGGACCCGGATCAGAAGGATGCAACGAATGCCCTCCCGGTGGTTGCGTACGCCCGACGCCATTCGGAGGAAGCCGAAGTTGGGGTTCCATGTCTTCTCGTCGCCGACGTTGGCCTTGACAATCCGCCGTTGTGTGTTGTGCCAGTTCCAAAAACGTTTGATGACGTCAAAGCGTTAATCAAAAAGCACGGAGGTTGAAATCATGGTGGCGTTGATTGATGACTTTGCCATTCCCGATGGGATGGCGACCGGGTGTTTGCCACGTGGGACGGTGCTAGGTGACGAGCACTCCGTTTTCGAGGAAGCGATACCGTTGATCCCCGAAGAGGATTGGATCGACCGTATCCGCGAACGTGAAGGCATGACCGGGTTGGATGATCTGGTTACCAAAATTAAGAACCAACGCAATGAGGGTTCTTGTGCTTCAAACGCGGCAACGCAATGTGAAGAAATCGTCCGACGCATACAACGCGGATTGAAGCATTGGGTTTCAATCAGCGCCATGTCGTTGTACAAACGCGTTGGCAGCAGTGCGGGTTCCGGTTCCACGATTGATGGGAACTTGCGTGAACTAAAAGCACGCGGCGCCTTACCATCTGACACTCCCGAGAACCGCGAACGGTTCAGACACGTCCACCCGGATACGGGTTTCGATATTAGGCTGCCCGATGGTTGGGAGGAGACGGGTGTGCTGTTCAAGGCGGGGGAGTGGTTCGACATTGCATCGTGGCGGGGGATTATCACTTCTGCAATTCGCGGTTGGCCGATTTGTTACGGTCGCAAGGGACACGCGATCTGCGGCGTCCGTGCGGTCATTCGGAACGGTGTCATCGTTCTCAAATATGCAAACTCTTGGGGAAATTGGGGGGACAACGGTTTTGGATACGACAGTCGCCAAGCCGTGGAGAACGCCATTCGGTCGTATGGTGCATGGGCACTACGGACAACGGATTATTTGACAGTTGCTTAACGCGACATTTCACAAGGAGATTACAAATGGGAACGAGTTATGCAGATTGGCTGCAAGCACAAATGGCCAAGGACCAGTCGTCGCACATTTCCGATCCGGCTGTGACGCAAGCAGCAATCACCGACAATTCCGGTGGCACCGATCCGGGGGACGATACAATTGCTGTCATTGCGGGACGTCAACGTGCGGGCAACGTGTATTTGCCGAACGTTGCGGCTGCGGGGACAAGTGGTGCTGCGGATCAGTACGACTTGACGGGTGGCAATGGTTCAATGGCGAACCTAGTTCAACCCGTCCACCCCCGGAACGTTGTCATCAATTTCACCGATGGCGATGCTGGGATTACGGAGTTTACCGTAACCGTCAACGGGACCGCACCAGACGGCACGGTCGTTTCGGAAGCGTTCACGTTTGCCGGTGGATTGGATCAAACGGGTTCGGTCGTGTTCGCAACCATCACGTCCATTGTGCTAACCGATCTCGCGGGTGCGGGTGCGGGTGACACGTTGGACGTTGGATATGGTGTGAAACTCGGACTGCCCTTGCCGTATGGTAGCACGGGTTTGTCAATCGTCAAGTTGGCGGCGGGTGGTACGTTGGAAGCTGCGGCCGCAACCGACACGACAAACAATTCCTTTACTTCGACGACAGCCCCGGACGGTGCGGTTGATTTCGAAGTTTGGTTTGAATACGTCGATCCCGTTGCCGAAGACGTGACTGCCGCGGTTGCTTTGTTGGCAGCAGCGTGCAATGCAATCATCGTTGATTGTGCGGCAAACAATACCGCCATTGACGCTATCAACGCAGCGCTTGAAGCAGCGGAGGTTACTGCCGATAGTTGATTCCCGATCATCCAGGGTTGGAGGAAAGTCTCATGGAAGATTGGGGCAAGTTGGTTCAAACGATTGGAATTGGTTCGGTAGTTTTGCTGTTTGTTGGTTATTGCATTGTGTACGTTGGCAAGAGGTTGCTTGGGAAAGACGATGGTTTGTTGACGTTGTTGATTGGCAGGTTGATAGCATTTGTCGACCAGATCCACGAAACATCTCAAGCGACGTCGGAGCAAGTTGGAAGCAACTTGGAACTTCAAGCAAAGGTGCTTGACGTGCAAGTTAAACAACACGAAGCAGCAAACGAGATCCATAGGTCAGTGGTGCGGTTGGAGGCGAGACACCAACCGGGAGGCGAATTTTCTAATCTTCACTTGCACGAAGCAGGGATTGAAGCGTGCAAGGTTGCCGAGGAGGTTTGTAAACACTTGGGAATAATGGATCAGACTGGAGAGTCACTTCGGAAGTTGCGTGACGTGTTGGTAGCATGTCGACAGATGCACTACGAAAAAAAGTGGCAGACCGATGCTGAGGACCGAACGCTACGCACAATAAAAAACGAAACACAACATTAGGAGCAAGGCAATGATCCAACGGATCGTTTTCAATTTGTCGGGAACGACACACCGGACCGAAAGTTTGGAAGGTGTCAAGTACCGGGTTGTTCCAATGGTCATGCTGACGGAGGGTGTTCACGCGGGCAGCGAAGGACCGTTGCTTTACCCCGCCGAGGAACTTGGAAAACGACCGGTCGTGTGGAACACGAAACCAATTGTGCTCGATCATCCCGACATTGGCGGACGTGCGGTTTCCGCTTGTGATCCAAAAATAATTTCGGAACGCAAAGTCGGGATGATTATGAACACGGCTTTTGACGGTCGGTTGCGTTCCGAAGCGTGGTTGAACGAAGAACGTTGCAACGCGTTGGACGGTCGTGTCCTTGGCGCGGTTGACGCTGGTGGAACGGTCGAAGTATCAACGGGTGTCTTCACCGACAACGAGGAAACACCCGGCGAATGGAACGGCGAGAAGTATGACGCAATTGCCCGCAATTACGGACCGGATCACTTGGCCATTTTGTTGGACAAGACGGGTGCGTGTTCGGTTGCTGACGGTGCCGGGTTGAACCGCAACGCGGCCGCGGATACGTCAACCATTCGTGAACGTTTAGGCAACCTGCTCGAAGTTGCCGACGAGAATTCAGCGTATGCGATTTTGAACCGAAGCAAAGCAGTTGTTGCCAATCAGTTGTCGCACGACAACATCCGATCCGCGTTGCGGCAGCAGTTGTTGGATCGGTTCGCACCCGGTGACGTGCCCTCGGACATTTGGATCGAGGACGTTTATGATGATTTCTTTGTATACTCGGACGGCCCAACGCTGTTCCGTTTAGGTTACACAACAACCGACACGACGGTTTCCCTAAGTGACGAGGAACCTACAACGGTTGTACGTGTCACCGAATATCGAACCGTAGACGGCGCCTTTGTTGGCAATGCCGTTGATTCTCAACTCTCAAAGAACAGGAGTGACGACATGGACAAGAAAAAATTTGTCGATGGTCTCATCGCCAACGGTGCCACCAACTGGACGGAGGACCACCGAGAATTTTTGATGGGCCAAGACGACGACAAGTTGGAGTTGTTCTCGCCGGTGGAGAACGAACCAACACCGACCGAACCGGAAGCGCCGACCAACAACGCGACGCCGACCGATCCCCCGCCGACCGATCCGCCAAAGCAGTTGACGGTGCAAGAGTATTTGAACAACGCACCGCCGGAAGTTGCCGCGGTTCTCAACAATGCGATGGCAACGCACGAAGCCGAGAAGACCCGGCTGGTTGACGTCATCGTGGCGAACGGGAAGAACCCGTTTAGCAAGGAGTTCCTTGCGACGAAACCCGTTGACGAGTTGCGTGGACTTGCGGCTTTGGCACAAGTTGACGAGACACCGTCTGACCCCGCAACGGTTCCAATGTTCTCGGGTGCAGCAGCACCGCGTCCGACCGCGAACGTTGACCCGCAAGCGCCGATGGAAATCCCGACGTTGGACGAAGCAAGCGCCTAGTCGTTTTTCGAGACGGGCGGTTTTTCGGAAACAAAATTCATAATTGGAGGTAAACAAAATGCCACGTTTCAATCGGATTGATCTTCGCATGGACGACGACGCCCGACGTCATGAACACACGATGAAAGATGACGAGGCGATCTACCCGGGCATGCGGATCGAAGTGAACAGCGACGGGGAGGTGCTCAAGTGCGATGCCGCGGGCGCCCTCGGAGTTGTTCGTATTGCAGTTGAAGACGTCTTGCAGGGCAAAGAACCCGACGACGTTTATGCCAATGACGCCATTGTGTTCAGCATGGTTCCAAAGCCGGGTGAAGAAATGGCGGTGTTGGTCAAGAGCGGCGAGACCGTTGCAATTGGTTCCGCGTTGATTGCAAACGCGTCCGGGCTTTACATCGTGTCGACCGGGACCCCGGCCCAGACCGATTTCGAAGCGCAGGAAGCATACACACCGAGCGGAAATGAGCTCGTCCGTGCTATGAAAATTTGACGACCGCGGCAACCTGTTTTGTCGGGGCGTGTTTCAAGAATTTACAAATTGGAGGTATCAAAAATGCCACTTGATTATGTTCTCAACGGACGTGCTCATGGGGAAGTCGGTGCTGTGTTGATGGAGCACGATTTCAATCCCGGTGCCTTGCGTCCTTTCGTCGGTGCGGACGGACGGAGTTACATTACGGTCAACCAAAAAGACCGCAATGGAAATTTCGTCATCAATCAAGAAACCGGAAAACCGCTGATGGTTGCGGTGCCGGTTCAGAACTCGCCGTATTCGTTGCGGGTTGACGAATGGAAACACATTGACCGCCAAGTCCGAAAGGCGGCACAGCAACGGCTGAAGTTGGTGGCCGATTTGCGTGCTTCAAACCTAGTGTATACCATGCCGAACGGGATGGGACATTCGGTGTTGCAGACGCAAAACCAAAGTGACGTTGGCGACGCGGACGTCTCGATGGACGCACGCCGACGCGGAAACGCAGATCGGCCGTTGTACGACTTGACCAGCCTTCCCCTGCCGATTATCCACAAGGATTTCGAATTCGGTGCAAGGGAGTTGGCGGTCAGTCGAAATCTCGGTCAGCCGTTGGACGTTTCGACTGGTGAACTTGCCGCACGTAAGGTAGCCGAGACCGCCGAGAAGTTGGCGATTGGCACCTATGGCACGTACGCGTTCGGTGGCGGCACGGTGTATGGTCTCATCAACTACACCAACCGCTTGACGAAAGTTATCACCAACCCGACGGCCGGCGGCTGGGTGCCGACGACGACGCTGGACGAAGTGCTTGCCATGAAGCAGCAGTCCATGGACGCGTACCACTATGGACCGTGGAAGTTGTACGCGTCGGCAACGTGGGATCAATACCTTGACAACGATTTCTCGGCAGCCAAGGGCGATCTGACTTTGCGGGAACGTCTCATGAAAATCGACGGCATCAACGAAGTCAAGACGTTGGACTTTTTGACCGGCACGCAACTGGTGCTTGTGTCGCAGACGACCGACGTTATCCGACTTGTGATTGGCATGGATGTTGTCACCGTGCGATGGGAAAGCATGGGTGGCATGCAAGTCAATTTCAAAGTCATGGCGATTTTGGTTCCGCAGATTCGTTGCGACTACAACAGCCGAACGGGAATTGTCCACGGCAACGTAGCGTAGCGCCCGCTTTTGGCCGTGGCAACACGGTTGCACCGACCGGGCAGTGGATTTGGTTTCCCCTGCCGCTGCCCGGTCTTTTTCATACTGGGGAAACACCCAACACATTGGAGCATAAACATGGGGAAGAAAAAGGGTGGGAGGTATCGGTTCCGTGTGCTCAGTGGTTCGTATCGTGACACGGACAAAGTTGACTACGGACCGGGACTGCCGGCGGGGGATGTGTTACGACATAACGCACGTTTGGACCGTGCGTTTCCCGACGTCATTGAAATGGTAAAGGGGGACGAACCCGCAACCGTCGAACCGGACGAAGTTGAACAACCGGAAGAGGACGTCGTCGATACGACACCTCCACCGAAAAACAGCAACGACGTCACCGACAAATATCCAATCGCCAAGGAAGCCGATTTTGTGGTGACCAAAAAGCCGGGCGGTTGGTTGTTCGTTTCGCACGCGGACGCACCCGAAGAGTTCCTGAACAAAAAGGGGTTGCGTGCGGACGCGGTGGAAAGCTTTGTTGAGAACCTGCTTGCTGACGAGGACGGCGACGAATAACAAATCATCTCAAGGGGTGTCGGAGTAACTATCATGGCACGCACAACTGCCGCCAACGTTCAGAAAATTATCTCGCATGATTCCGCAATAACTGACTTGGACCCGTTCATTGATACGGCCAACGAGTTGGTGACCGAAATCTGCGGGGATTCCGGTTACACCGACACCCGTCTTGAGTTGATTGAGCGGTGGCTTGCTGCTCATTTCCTTGCCATTCGGGACCCCCGATACGAAAGCAAAAAAATCGGGTCGGCTCAGGGCAAGTATCGATCAAAAGTGGATTTCAATTTGTCGCTTACGCACTATGGTCAGCAGGCACAAATGCTCGACACAGCGGGCGGGTTGTCGACGTTGAGCAAACGGCCAAGGGAATCGTCCGTCACGTGGCTTGGCGAGGAGGACGAGTATCATGCTTGATGACCTGCTAAAGCAGGACGCGATATACTGGCCGCCGTCAAGTACGAATCGGCACGGCGCTGCGTCGTATGGTACGTTGCAAGAAATCAAATGTCATTGGGAGGACAAACGGGAACGGTATGTCGACGAACACGGCGAAGAGAAAACCAGCAACGCCATTGTGTTCGTCAGTGTTGACGTGTTGACGGGCGGTGTTTTGTGGTTGGGAGTCAAGGGGGATTTGGAATCCGAGGACGTGCCCCTTTCGAACCCGTCCGCACGCGTGATCCAAAAGGCGGCAAAGGAACCAGACCTGGACGCGGTTGAATTTTTGCGGACGGCCATATTATGAAAGTCCAAGGCGTTGATAAGGTCAAAAAAGCTATCGCCGGGGTTCGACGTCGACACGCTAAAGGTATTGAAAGGGGATTGAAACGTGCGGGACTTTACTTGCTTGGCGAAAGCATGGTTTTGTGTCCCGTTGAATTTGGACCGTTGCGTGCAAGTGGAAACACGCGACATGAAGGAAGCGGTTTTGAGACGATTGTTTTTGTAGCGTACGGAACGGACTATGCGGTTTTTGTTCACGAGATCAAAGAGAATTACCACGCACCGCCGACGCAAAGCCATTTTCTCGAGGAACCCGCACGCACGAAGCAGGACGAGATGTCGCAAATCGTTTTGAGAGAGGTTACGGAATGAACCATTCATGCGCTGAAATCGTTGCCCGTTGGATGGTCGCTGAAACTTTGGGAACCGATCCCGAAGCAGACCCCATTGGCAATTGGCCAGTGTATGACACCGCAATGCCTGACACACCGGACAACGCGATTTGCACGTATGGAACGGCGGGTGTCAAGGACGGTCGAAGTATGCGGGACGGTCAAACGTTTGAGCATCCAGGTTTGCAAGTCAAAGTTAGGGGAACGACGGAACCGGTTGCCTTTGCGAAGATGCAAGCAATCGTTGAAGCGATTGACGCTGCGATTGCTGAGTCCATCACAATCGAGGGAACAGGTTACAAAATTCAAAACATTTCCAGACGAAGCAACGCGGTTCCAATTCGAGCGGATCGAGATACTGAGCGGCGTGCGTATACGCTCAATTGCCTAGTTTCGATAAGTCAAGTTTCCTAGGAAAAGGAGAACAACAAATGGCGATCCAAGAAGACGGTCATGCCACACTAATTACCTTTGCCGAGGGTGCAATATCCTTTGAAGAAAAGGAAGTGACACCCCCCGGCATAAGTGGTGGAGGACCCAACGACATTACGACAATGCACAACACGGATTGGCGAACGCGTGCTGCCAAAAAGCTGAAGACGTTGACCACGTCTGGGGCAACGGTTGCGTACGATCCTGAGTGCTACGTTAGTGCCCTTGCACAAATTAACGTCAACCAAGAAATTATGGTCACGTTTCCCGATGGCGAGACGGTCACGTTTTGGGGTTGGTTGGACGAGTTCATTCCGAACCCGTCGAAGGAAGGCGAACAGCCGACCGCCGAGATCAAAATCGAACCGTCGAACCGCAACGCAAGTGGAACGGAGACGGCACCGGAGTCAAGTGAAACGACAACGACGGCCGCACCGTAGCGGACGCGTTTGTCAACCGATTGTTTTTGACGAGTAGGAGACCCAAAAATGTCAGACGAATTTGACAAAGCAAATGATGCCGCACCCAACGCCGCCACCAACACGGCGGAGGGCGATGGCGTCATGCGTTTCAAGTTGCGGCGAGCCGAAGTGCCGGTGGAACTTGAAGACCCCGAGACCGGCAAGGTTGAGCAGTACGTTTTGAAGGAACTGACCGGGACGGGACGGGATCGGTATTTGAACGACTTGGCCGGGCGGATGCGTATCGGTCAAGACGGGAAACCGAAAGGCGTGAAAAATTTTGACGGGATGCAAGCAGGTTTGATCGGTCGTGCGTTGTACGATTCGGAAGGTCAACTTGTGCCGGTCAAAAAGATTCAAGAGTTTCCGTCAAGTGTTCAGTCCGCGTTGTTCGATAAGGTCCAGGAAATTTCTGGTCTCAAGTCGGAGTCGGAGGACGAGGCAAAAAACGATTGAAGCAGGGCGAGACTTTGGTGTGGTTGCAAATTGCGGCCAAGCAGTCGCGCTCATTGCAGGAGGCCCAAGCAACGAACCTTAGCACGGAGTTCTTGTTGTGGAGGGCCTTTTTTGATTGGGAAGAAAAACGTCATCAGCGAATGGACTACTTATTCGCTTCGGTTGTTGCTGAGGTTAGGCGCTCGCGTGCTAAGCGCCCACGCGATGTAAAGTTAAGCGACTGTTTAGTCAACTTTGACGTTGGAGCGCAGCACAG